TAATCATATTGATCAATGATTGAACCATAATAAGAAAGGAAATCTAAAGTACTTGGTTCTACCGATTCAATACCATGACCAACTAAATCGATGAATTTTCCTGAAATATCATCAGGTTGATCGTCTAATCTGTCATTATCAAATCCTAAAAGAAGACCTGTTTTATTAGTTTCAAGGTTAACTAGATCTTCGATATAAAGATTAGCTCCATTTTTGTCTTGGAATTCAGGAAGTAAAGCTCCTGTATAAACACCTAGAACATTAACACTTGGTAGTGCTAAGAAAGAATCTAAACCATCTTTTACAAATCCATAAGCATCTGTATAAGTAGCTTTAAGTCCAGTAGTATCAAAATAAGGACCAAAAATTGGATCGATTGATAAAGAAGTGTAATCAGAGAAATCTCCTTCTACTACAATTAGATCAACTAAATAATCACTGATATAATCATTTTCGTTCATATATTCAGGAATTTGTCCTACAGAGAACCAATCTTTTGCAAGAATATCAAATCCTAAAATATCTGATTTTTTTGTAACTACAGAGATAGTTTTTCTTCCTACGTTTGCAAGATTAAGTAATGTTTCGTTACCTACTTGTTCAGCATTAGCGTATTCAACTAAAGCATTAGGATCTGTGAACCAGAATTTATCTGTGTTAAAGAAAGAAGAAACAGGTGCAGCAGTAGCTCCTAAATTCGCAATCGTTGTAGACGTAGAAATTGATCGGAACTGACTAGTATCAGCATCTGTTAGGTTAAGTAAATTAAGTACTATAACCGGACCTCTTGTTAAACAAGTAAGTACTGTTCTATGAAAGAAAGAACCTTTTCTTTCGAGTGTTGTATCGATATCACCGAAAACTGATTGAAAAAACACTGAATCTTGAACGAGAATAGGAGTATTGAAAGGTCCTTTTTTCGAGAATCCAATGATAAGACGAATAGTCTCCGCTGGGATATTGATAATTTGGCTCTTATCAAATTCTAAGCGATAAACACCAGAAGATTTGAATTGTTGTAAACTTGGTGAAAGTGCCATTTGTTATACTATTTTTTTATGGTATATATCTCAATACATATTGAAATGTTTTATATGAAATCATACATCGAGTCTTGATCCTTTTCATCGAAATCAAGAATTCCTTCCATTTCTTTCTGTATTTCTTCATCGATGAAATCGTAGTATTCTTCAATGATTTCTGCGAAGTCTAAAGTGTCAAAGAAAGAAGAACTATTTACAACAGTCATCATTAGGTCATCATTTCCAGCTTGAGCTGAATACGTTCCGTTTGGATTTCTAGAAAAAAGTTCTGCTTCTTGTATAGTTTTCTTTTCTTTTAATTTTATTCTTCCTTGAGATATAAGTTTTTTTACTTTTTCGCAATAAAGTTTTTTAGAATCTTTTTGAATCCTAAGACCTGGATTTTTTGTTCTTGCTCCTACTCTATGGAAATATCGAACTATGGTTTCTTCATCAAAGTCATTTGAATTCGGATATAGAGTAACTAAATTCTTCATTAAATGTGATCCGTAAGTGTTATATTCAATTACTAATCGAAGGTTTTCTTGATCGAAAAGATTAACACAAAGTGTATATAAGATCTTGGAAACGTCATCAATGGAATGCAAATTGGATCTAAAAACTCCAACTTGTTCAATACCAAAGAAATCCGAGATTGAACTTGGTGAAGTGATAGATTTAATTTCAAAGTCTTCTATATTAACAACTTTGAATATATTGAATATCGTAAAATCTCGACCTACCCCTTCAGATAAGTCAATTGACATCATAAAGAAATTTTTATTGCTTTCTATTTCAATTAAATCGAAATTAGGATCCCATCTCAACCCAGAATAATCAATACAAAGATCATCAAGAGGATCTACTTCTTGAAATTCAAAATCAATTTCATTTTTCTTAATTTTTAATAGCTCTTCGGATGAAAGTAATAAAGAAGACGATGATAGGAATTGACAACCATATTGTTGATTGAATGCTTCTTCTGAACCTAAATTACCTATCTCTCGCATCTTCCAAGCTTCATCTCTTCCTGGAACATCCCACCAATCTACTAGGATTGCACTATATTCATTCATTCCACTTATAGCTCCTTCATATAGATCATGAAATAGATCATATCCATTTGGTGTACTTGTAATAATTACACGAGATATTTTTGATGATGAAAGTGTAGGATAAACATTCTCATAGAATGGTCTTTTTATGCTCTCTTGAATATGAGCAAACTCATCCAGGAATAGAAGGTGAATCGTAAAACCAATACCTCCTGTTTTTGTTGTGTTTTGTCCTATGATTCGACATTTATTATCAAACATCATAGTCATAACGTCTTTCTTAATAACTCCTGGTTTTAGAAAGAAAGGAAGACCTTCAACGATAGCTTTGATTTTATCCATAATCTCTTTCGTTGTAGCTCCTTTGTTCGACATAAGAAGAACATTTTTATCAAAGTGAAATAGGAGATACCAGGTTAAGAAAATCGAAGACGTAATTGTTTTACCGATCTGTCTAGGTGCTAAAAATATATTCCATCTATTTTCTTGATATGATCTAAGTACCATTTCTTGATAAGGACGAAGTTGAATCTTCATATAACCCTCATCTGTCATTACAGTACAATAATGATTAGCAAAATGAATGATATCCCTAGCACATTTCTTTAGCTCATCATATTCCCAATCCGTGTATTCAAATACGATATTTCCTTTTTTATAATCAGGATTTCCTTCATAAAAAGGATGGTCAGCTGTAGCATAACCTTCTTCCATAGAAGCAAGAAGTTTGTCTACTTTTTCGGTAGTCCAAACAATCTTATCTTCCGTATCCTCTTTATATTCTTTGACTTTGAACATTCTTTATAGTTCTGTTTGTTCTTCTGAATCGAAATCTTCATTAGAAATTTCTTCATCGCCGTTTATTTCTGCTTGAATATCTCTCATTAGGTTTCTAGTTCCTCTACTTACAGATCCCACAGTCTTAACGTCTTTTATTTCGATAGCCCCCGTGTTTGCATATATATCGATATCTCTTTTGAGTTTCTTCATGTTTTCTTCAGCTGCCATCATATGAAGTGTTTGATGTTTCATAATATCTAACATGGTTTTTTGAAGTCCTCCAAGAACTTCGAACATTCTAGGAGTAAATTCTCCTGAATCGATAGTTCTCATTAATGTTGTTATCGCATGTTCAGCAATTTGCATTTGATTGATTAAATTAGACAAAGTCATTACATCAATTTTAGCTTTTAGCTGAACGTATTCATTCTTCTCAATTAATTCACTCGACAAATAGAATTTAAGAAGGGAATTCATTAACCTCTTAGCATCGTTAGTAGATGATGTTTTTGCTTCAACATAATCCATCGGTTCGTGTTCATTAAAGCTCGGTAAACCTGAAGACGTTGGAGCAGGTAAATGATCGTCATTTAGCAAATCATCTATGCTTCTTCTTACAGGATCTATCTCCTTATTTTCTTCTTCCATGTGATTCTTTCTTTTATTATATGCTACTTTATCGAATGTATTCCTTGATCATTCGAAGAGGTGGTATAGCATTATCAATAGTCAATCCAAATCTGGATTCTCTAACGACATATTGATTTAAGAATAGGGCTTGTTTCTCCTCTTCAATAAGTTCGGACATAATACGAACATTAGTGATTCCTAAAGTTCCTGCTCTAAGTTCAAAATTATTTCCACTTATAACATCAGAAGGTGTTATTGAAGAAACTCGTGAATAAATTAATTTTAAGTCAGTTGTCTTATTTTGTTGAGGTTGGTTTTGGTTATATTTCATCTCCCATATAAACACAGATAATTGAGAGAATTCATTACCGTGATTTATAATTAGTCCATACCATTTTTCAGGAGACAATACAGGAATCTGGAAATCTATTACTTCGTCGTTTATTTTTGCTGTGATAGATGAGGTAATAGCTGAATTAGCTGTTGTTCCAGGAGAATAATTGAGTGTATATCGATATCCCATT